ATCAACCATTCTGAGTCTGTAGTAATTTACACATCCATTGTTAAAAGTATTATCTAAGTAGCTGTAATTCAAGGTGTGTTGAGAATATCCTGCTGCATCAATATTTGATATAGATTCCCAAAAGCCATCATACCTCTCAACAGAAAAATAGTCTGAGTTATCTTCAGAGTAAGTGGTCCATTTAATTAAGTTAGATCCGTTTTCATTTCTAACAGTGAATGAGGCTAATTCTATTGGAAGAATAACACAATCAGTTTTATATTTTATAGATACATCCTGGTTTAACACTTTACATGTACCTGATCTATATCTAGTTAGAAAGATTATATAGGTTCCATCAATTGTACATTCCCAACTAATACTAGATTGTAGTAGGCAATAATCATCATTGAATAAGATAGGACTTGAGAAAATTAATTCCAACTCAGTGTCAGTTGTAGTGAGGCCACAAGTTTGAAATGTGTAGTTACATCCTGCAGTGGCCTTGAATCTCCAATAAGGTCTTTGTCCATTACCTGTAGGAGGTGTTGTTTGTTCTACACTGCTTGGAGATAGGAGTCCTACAAAAGTAGAAGGCCCACAAAATTGGGCCAAGCTACAGTTGATAAATAGGACAAATGAAATAATCAATGTCTTCATTAGTTAAAAATTATGTGTAAGACGTGCAACTTGCCCAAATTCAGGGTGATGTATAAAACCTTCTACAGCTTTAGGTACACCACAGTAGCCATTTCTATTATGCCAACCATCTGTTCCTGAAGGACTTCTTAGTGCTTCTACAGTTACTCCGATGTAATCTTTTGAAACTTTGTGGTGAACATGGTGTGTGTAAACATATCTATGCTTTGAGTCACTCCACATTTTAGGTTCTTCTGTAGCCATTAATATTGGAAGAATATCGTTTTTAGCTCCATCTCCATGTGTAGTTCCTATCAAGTTCTTTCCATATTGGAAATACTTTCTATGTCTAAGATCGCAATCAAATGAAATATTTTTACAATCTTTATAATAAGTTTGAATTACATCTGCTAAAAGTGTCGATATCATCCAATCATGATTTGAAGGATTGTGAACAAAATGCACATCTGCTACTTCTAAAAGTCTATCAATAACTTCAATGTATAAACTTTTTGCCACTGCAAAAGCTGTATACCAATTTGAATCTACATCCTGGAATGTACCGGAGGTTGTAGTCTTTTTTGGTGTATCTGTATGAAGAATATCATTTCCTCCTACAAAAAGAATTCTATCTATATTAAAACCTTTTGATTTTTCCAATAAACCTTCAATACCTTCTCTAACTCTTTGACAAGCTATTTGGCTATTATATTCATCACCTGTCTCAAATACAGTGGCTAACTTCTGGATATGTACGTCAGCTGGATCCACTACTAATAAGTGCCCTTCTGAAGATTGATTATTTACTTTTCTAATTAAAGTCCTTGGTCTAGTTGATATTTTTTCAATACCTTCTAATAAACTATCTTTAAAGAAATCCAGATCAAAAGAATTAGAAACATTATTGCTAGCAATATTATAATAAGCACCTTTACCAGTGTGTGTAACTAATTTATAACTCTTAACCTGGTCAAAAGGTAAATTATATGTTTCACAATATTCTGTGATATTCATTATAGATCCATCTGTTCTTAAGGCAGATAAAACTGATACAGGATTTGAATCATCTTTGTATTGATTAGTTTCAGTGTCAGATGTATTTTCAAACATTCTATCACTGTTTATAATCTTAGATGCACATGCTCTGAAAGATTCTGTATACTCCACTCCATATTGCTCACACAACTTCCTAGCTGATTTAGCGATGTTTGACATATCTTCGTAGATATTAAACAACTCTTCTCTTTTACTCTCTAAAAACTCTTTAATGTTAATATTCTTCATCTCCAAAATATATATTAAAATCTGTACCAAAAGAATTATTAACTTGATTATACAATTCTTTAAAATCTTTTTTATCCTCTTTCCAGTTTCCTGTTAATGTAGGAAACATATCTAGTAAATCACCTGAAGAATATAAATCCTCATAGATGGCTCTCATCTCCTTAGCTCCCATATTCAACACACTTATTAGATATTAATTCTTTAATTCTAGCTAAGTCAGAATCAGTTAATGAGAAATCTTGAGGAACTGTGTACAAAAAAGAATCTTTTATATTAGTGGCTCTATTCTTGATTGAAGCTTTAATCATAATTTCACCATCCGGTTTCTTGATCAATGATAAGAATGTACAGTTGCTTGGAAGTTCACTCTTAATAAATTTAATTGCGTAATTAAATAGTTGCACATTCTGTTTAAATGTATAGGATGCATTTGGTTTTCTATTTGCCATAATTTTATTTTTAAAATATTTTTTTACAAATATAATAATAAATATTACATAAACAAAAAATCCCCCAAAAAATGGAGGATTATTTTCATAGTTATAGTTTTAGTTTAGTTAAGTGTCTGATTACTAGAAAGGTAAATCATCATCCTCAATAGTTACTGCCTCTATTTTTTGCAAAGTCTCCACTGTAGGAGCAGGAGTAGCCGATACTATTGGTTGAGATGGTGCTGAAGCTGTAGGAGCAGATGCAGAAAACTTAGCTTTAATCTCTTCTAACTTATGGTAGAAGAACTCTGTTTGTGCTGTCCAATCCCAAACTTGATCTCCTGCAATAACTTTTGCTTCTGGTCCAGGAATTTCTGTATAAGGAATGAATCCTGTACTTTGTCCTTTACCTTCGTCATTAAGGATGTTTGTGTAATTAATATACACATTCAAGTTTTTGTACTCTTTTCCGTTCTTACCAATAGATGTTGTCGTTTTCACTGAAAGTGTAACTTCTTCACCTAATTTTAAAGAGTTTAATGAAGAGATGATTGCTCTTGTCTCATCAGTATATCCACCTTTTGTGTTTTTTAAAGGTACAGATACTTTGTTTGACTCTTGACCATCAATTAATGTCAACTCTAAGAAACGTAATGTCTTACCATCAAATTTCACTTCTTTTGTGTCAAAGTACTTTGGAGTCCCTTTGATACTTGAAAAATACTTGTGGTAAGTTTTTTTGTTTTCACTTCCATAAGTTATTTCCTCATAACCTTCTGTTGGAGTTTTTTCTTTTAAGAAAAGTTTTCCCTTACTTGCACTAATGCTGAAATTGTTGTAGTTCATGTTTTTTGTTTTTTGTGTGTGTGTTACTACTGTTATTAATTATATATGCAAATATAGTAATAAATATTTAATTTGCAAACTTTGTATCTAAAAAATTAATTATTTTTTGCACTCCTTGATTTGGATCCATTCCATTCATAGCAAACATCCATGTTGTAAAGAATTGATTGAAGTCTTGTGGAGTAATACTAGTCCCACTTTCCTCCATAAAATATATATGGAGGAAGTTAGGAAGATTTCTTATTTCTTTATATCTATCTTTAGTCATTTTTTTCTAGATAATTTATAATTTTCATTAAAATCTCGTTTCTATGATTAGCTTTTAAATCTGCCCATCCAACTATCCCACTACCTTCTAATTTTGATACACGATGGTAACAAGTTTTATCTAACATTGTTCTATCAATCTGTTCCTTTGATCCACAGAAAATCATTTTACTATCTTTACCTAATCTTGTTAAAATAGTTCTGAAATCTTGATAATCTATATCTTGCCATTCATCTACAATTACAACGGAGTCCGAAAATGTGAGGCCCTTAGCAACATCAAAAGGTATAATTTCAACATTACCATCTTTTTTCATTTTCTCTGTTAACTCTTTTCCTTGACACATTTCCATGTTTTGAAGAATTGGATATATGTATGGATGCAGTTTTTCTTCTAATGTACCTGGAAGAGCTGCAAGCTGATTCTTAAGCATTGGTCTTGTAATCCAGATCTTATTAAACATTTTCTTTCTAAATGCTGATAAAGCAATATGAACTGCTGTTGCTGTTTTCCCTGTACCAAAGTCACCATTGATAAAGATTACATCAAATTCATGAAATAACTTAACAACTTCTTTCTGTTCATCACTTAATTCAATCTTTAACTTAGGTTCTGTTTTCAGAATCCTCTTCTCTTTATTTGGCTTTGTTGACATAATATTTATTTTCTTTTTAATAAATTACAAACTTGTCTTGGAGTTTCAGCTACGTTGTATTGAATATCCAATCCATCTGATATAACTGTTGCTCCTAAAATATCTGAAGTAATTACTTTAACTAAACTTTTATCTATAAATAAAGGGACAAGAGTTGAAATGTAGTCTTCAGGCTTTGGCTTAATAGTTGGCGGTTGTGGTATGATGCCGTTAGATAACTCAGCTTGTCTAACTTCCTCTTGGTAGATTTCCGATATGTCTTTAATCTTTTTTTCATATGCTTCTGAAAATTGGAAAATTACTTGTGTTAATTTAATCATTTTTTTGTTTTTTTAAAATTAATTGTTTTTGTCTTTCTGCAAAGAATATTATCTTATTTATATCTCTTAACTCATCTGTACCTTGGTGCCTTCCAATATTAAATGTCATTGCAGCTTTAAAGATGTTTCCTTGATTATAATTCATATTTCTATCCTCTATAATATCAGAAGCTTCTTTCCATTTAGGATCTAGCTTATAGTAATCTGTTGATCCACCATTATTTAATGTATCTAATATAGTATTATCGAACTTTGGTCCACCTGATTCTTCACATTCTTCAACTACACAAAAGAATCTTGCAGGGACCTGTATATTATTTCCATTATCAGCAGTTATTTCATAGGAATGCATATTACCATCATCGATAAGAGCAGATAGTGCCTTATAACGTTTTCCTTTTGTTAGAAGTAATGGAAGAGGATTTGAATTTAATTGTACTAACATGTATTTTTATTTTTTATAAAAGTAAGATTTTTATGATTAACTACAAAATTATTATTTATTTTCTTTTTGTTTTTTCATATAGTCCTGAGTCTTAGTGGTATGACAGCTAACTTTTCCGTCTTTTCTCTTATTACAAAGGCATTGAAACCCATCCACCTCACAAAAAAGTCTTTCTACAAATCCTGGTAAGTCGTTATAATCTTTTAAACTTCCGGCTTCTACAATATGATCGATAGCTATTTCTTTTTCAGAAAAGTACTCTTTACAGATATTGCATTGGTATTCATATTTCTGAAGTTTACTCGGTCCTTTATAAGGTCTTTTTGCATTAGCCTTACATGCTGCAATTGGTTTCCACCATCTACTAGAATTTCTTAATGCTGCCCTAATAGATCCGAAGAATGCAGCCTTACTTTGTGTTCCGTGATTAAAAGGTTTTTCTACTCTTGATTTTTTTACTACTTTTTTCTTTGCCATAGTTTAAAATAAAAAAGCCCCCGATTAAGGGGGACTAATATTTAATCTCTTTGTTCTTCTAAGTCAATATCTTCATCATTGAATTGAGATATTACATGATTTACAATAATTTCATATAAATGATCTCTAAACTCTGTATTCTGATTTAAGAATTCTTTAGCCAATGCTTTTGAAGATCCAACTTTTACATGTGACTCTTTGTTATCAGACTTATTCTCAAATGTTTCATCATAATAGAAAGTATTTCCAGCTTTATATAGGACACCTGTTAAAATCCCATAATCTAAAACTTCCTGAGATACTGATATACCGGTTCCATGTTCCATATCATATTCACCTTTTTTGTATGGAGGTGCAGTTTTATTTTTAGTGACAAATATTGATCCTCTATTTGTATGTGTACCATCAGGATTATCTGTTCTAGTTCCTCTATTAACTTGGACCATTAATGAAGCATAAAACTTTGGTGCATGTCCTCCAGGCATACTTATACCACCACCATAACCACCAATCTTATCTCGTATTTGATTGATGAATATTGAACAAACCTTATTCTTACTAATAAGTCCATTACAAGTCTTGAAGATATTACCAATTGCTAAGGCATGTTTACCCATATTTGAAGCATCTGAATCATTTTCTAAAACTGAAATAGGCTGAACAGCAGCAATACTGTCAAAAACTTGAATACCTATCAAATCTTTATTTAATAATTCTAATAGAATATCTTGGGCTTGGTTTGTATGATCTGGTTGAACAACTAATAGTTTTGACAAATCAATTCCTAATGCTTTGGCATATTTCTTGTCAAATGCAAACTCTCCATCAATAAACAAAGCAAGTCTCTTATCATCTGATTTTTGAAAATTAGCAACTGCCATAAGAGCAGATGTAGTCTTTCCAGATGATTCTGGACCGTAAAGTATTGTATGTCTACCCTTTGGAAAACCTCCTCCAGTTGCAGAATCAAATGTAATACTACCTGTTCTAACTCTTTCAATATCTAATCCTTTTCCTGAATTAGCAAATTGAACGTTAGTCTTTAAAACTTTATTTAAATCATCAAGTATTTCATTAACACTTAAGTCTTTTCCTTCTTTCTTTGCCATAGTAGATTTTATTAGTATTCAACGTCAGTTATGTCAATCATAGATCCATCAGGATAAATAACCATACCATCAAACATATAAATACCACCATCACTTCTTACAGAACTTTTTGAATGGTAGAATGTTTCAAACACTTCACTAATTGTCTCTTCAGTGTACTCAGTTCCCATATACACAACAGGATATAACTTGTTTTTGCTCATATTATTTATTTTTTGTAAATATAACAATAAAAGATTTAATAAACAAGGTTTCCTTTGAAATTATTTAAAGAAAAAATAGAATTTATAACATCCAATACTTCCTCAAAATCAGACTGTTTACATATAATTGAATCATGTTTTGATAAACTAGGTATTTTCAAAAATGATAATCTGTTTAAGATTCCATCAATGAATATTCTCGATTCCTCTTTTTGTAAGGAAATTGAGAAGTTTTTATGACCATTTTCTATCTTATAATCATCAATGTAGTTCATAAGTTCCGGATATGCTTCTCTCATTTTTGTCAAGTTGTTTGACTTATTTTTATGAGAGGAGAATAGCAACTCAAATGTAGTTTGTTTAGCTACATTTCTAGTATCTAAATCCAACTTTTTTTGTACAGATTCATAGAACTTACCGCTAGATGCACTCTCCTTAAACTCAACTGTACTAGGGTGTACAAGATTTTCAGGAAGAAGGCTAGCTAGAATAGCAAATTGTGAATTACTTAAGTCAACTTGTACCAGATCATTATCTTCCATGATAACTTTTACCAATCCTGTAGGCAGGTTTGTTAAATTAGTATCCAATCTATTGTTGGTACTATTTCTTGAAACAGTCCAATATTTCTTCTCTAAACGACCAATTGACTCGTTATGATAGATTCTAACCATATCCTTTTTTCTAGTGATAAAATCCGCTATACGCATGATATAGAAGCATTTTTTATCTTGGATTAAGTCTTTACCATTCAATTTAGCAAGATCTTGAGCATCTTTCAAGTTTACCCATCTTGACTTAAATTCTGAATTGACCATCATCTTAACTTCAAATTGAGGTTCTGTAATGTTTGAGTTTAAAATGAAGTCATTTTCAGAAATATTTTCAACCAACTCTTCAGACACTTCTCGTAGTCTTTTTCCGTCAATATTTAACCTATTTAATTGCTTCTTTGTAGAGTCTATAACTCGCTCAGTTTCAGCATCATCTTTTACGAACACGCATTTAAGTGATAGATTCACTGTTTTTATTCCTTTTATTTCTTCTCTATTTTCTATATTAATATTATCTAATATAGTTAAATCTCTTTCAAAGTATTTTGGGGAAATATTGTATTTTTTGCAGATTGATTTTTTTTGGTTCCAGTAGTCATCTCTTTCAATTATTCCTTTTTCAACCAACATGTTTGTTATTTTATGGTAACCTGTTGTTAAAAATGTTGTCAAATAATCTCTAGGTAAAGTGACAGGAAGACAGTAGTCTCTATTTTGCTGATAAGATTTTCTTTTTAATACGCCCATAAATCTAATTACTCTATCATATTGAGTAGAGCATAGATTTAAAGCTAAAATATCATTATTTAGCTTTTCAGGAAGCGTGTACAATTTGTACACATATTTACTTGGAACTCTTTTTTTCATAAGATGAAAATTATATGGTTTTTTTAATTATTATTCGTTACAATATATAGTTTGTAAAAATACAAAAATTATTTCAGAATAACAAAAAAATATCATCTAATTCCTAAAATTAAAGAATTATTTATAATCTGCTGAATAACAAACCTTGCCACATAAGTTGGCAAACTATTTGTCTGTTCATTGTAGTGGAAGAAATCATAAGTGATAGCCTCAAATAAGGCTTCATTTTTATTGTAGTATTCTTCTGTTATAATTGAGTCTGGCATCTCGTTCCAAACCTCGTAAAAGTAGTCTTCAAATATCATAAGACAAATATACATTTTGAATGTTAAAAAAACAATACAATTTAGTTAAAATATGTTAAATATTATACATGTTGTTTGTTTTTTAACAAAATAGTGTTATATTCGCCCCATAATTATAGAAACAGGATATGAATATTTATCAATTAGAGATTAAATCAAAAAATGAGTTTGAGGTTTTAAAGAACTTGATTACAGTGTATTCATGTTATAAAACTATAACAGGAGATAAAACAAAAATGTTAAGAGCAAAATTAGTTACATTGCTAAGTATTTATATTAAAAAGGGTTATAGTAAAGACACAAAAAATTATGCCTGTAAATTATTAGGTTTAGAAAAAGAGAATTTAAATTGTTTAAATTCTGAGTTAAGAGAGGGTGGATTCTTAATCAAATCTGATATGAATACAAGAGTATCTTTCTTAAATCCTGAACTACAGGCTCTTTCAGATTATTACCAGGGTAATGGTGGTGATTTTACTAGAGTGATGTTTTCATTAGTTGCAGGTTAATGGATAGCGAAAAAGAAATAACAACAAATAAAGATATTGTAAAAAAAGTTGCAGAACGTACAGGGGCAACAGAAAAGCAGGTTGAATATATTCTAACATTTATAACAAAGTATATTCATTCAGTGATGAAAGATCCTTTAGTACTTTCTATAAAATTACCTTACATAGGGTATATGTATCTTAAAGTTGGATTTCTTAAGGCATTTAGATACAAAGATGTTTACTCTACAAGTAAAGAGCTGTATATCAAAAAAGCTAGATTATTTGCAATAAAAAGACAGAACTATATTACAAAGATAATGATTACAAAATGTGAAAGAAGACATGCAAAAAAATCAGTTGTATCAGATTACAGCTATGTTGGAAGAAAAAGTGTAGAGGAAATTGAAAACTATCAAAACACAAAATGGAAATGAAAAACATACTTAAAAAAGGAGCAGTTATTGCAAAAGCTTTCTTAAATGAATTGCCTATTGACCAAGAGTGGTATCAAGATAGGGTTAGTAAGTGTTCACCATGTGAATATAATTCAGATAATATACCATCAGAGAAATTGTCATTCACTGATAAATTAAAAATTAAAACAGGATTATGTGGGGATGGCCCTCATTGTACAGCATGTGGTTGTTGCATAAGACAAAAGAGTGCATCTAAAACGGAAACATGTGGAAGAATTGAAATAGGATTGACACCTTTATGGGAAGCACTTGAAGTTAGTGATAGTTCAGGAGATTATACAATAATCCAAACTTCTTCAGATCATAAAGTAAAAAATACTAATAAAGAATTTTTATATGATTTAGGGGTGACTGATCAGAATACAGTTAAACTTTCTTTTAATATTCTATCAAAGAAACCTCAGACAATTAGTAAAACAACTGTTGGATGTGGTTGTACGCATGTTGATGTTATTACGCCAATTAATAAAAGTGAAAATAAATTAGATGTCACTATATCTACAATTGGATTTAGGCAAGGATTAAATGAGAAAACATTAAACATAGAGTATAAGGTTACAGAAAGAGTGTTTAAAACTGTAACTATAAGATTTAGAATAATTAAATTATAAAAAATGAATTACAGAGTTTTAGTAGATGGAAAGATGGAAGAGTTTAGGGCATTAATACCTGACTATACTTTTTCACAAACAGTTTTAGCAGTTTTAAAAAATATGGATGGATTTGAAAAATTCAGTAAGTCAGACTTATTGTCGATAACAGATGAAGACTTCTATTCAGCAGCAGAGAAAGCATTAAAAAAGGAATCACAAAAATTAAATAAGTATAATTAATATGGAAAAGTTACAAGAATTCGTTAAGAACCAGATCAGTGAGTATTTGGAAACATCTAAAGTTATTGATAAATCTTTATCAGAGAATTTTAAAAAACAACAAGAGGTAGTTGAATATAAAAAGAATAATCCATCAGTTACTTTTGATGATATGAGAGGTCTTTTATTAGAGATTGCTCATGGACAACAGTTTACGACTTTAGCTATTAAAGATTTAGAAGGGTTGATGAATAGGATAACTGTTTTGACAAATCTTGCAACAGTGATGGAAATTGATATGTCATACCTGGATCCAGAAGATACACTTATTCTTGAGAATATCACACAAGTATCAAGATTATTCTATTCTGTTAAAAATGGTGAGTTAATAGAATTGCAACCTGAAATCATTGCAAAATTTATGGAGTCTACAACAGAAAAACATTTAACAGAAGATAATTTAAAAATAATGTTTAATAATATTTAATTATGTCTCAATTTCTAACATCTAATGAACTTTTCATAAATATTAAGAATCCTCCAAAGTGGAATCCTAGAAAAAACTTTTTTGATCAGCAAATAGATGTAATAGATTTTTATTTAGAGGAAAAGAGAAAAATTACAGAAGGTATAACTATCGGTGGGTATCGTATCCACCCTTGGTTATATTGGCATTTAAACTTCTTCAAGACACCTATTCCAACAGAAGATGGTAAAGAGCTAATAATGAATCCTCCACTAGATGACAATATGTTATTTGTTATGGAGAATTATGAAGAGGCTGAAGCTAAAGGTTTAGGATTAATGCTTTTTGGATGTCGTGGTTTTACAAAATCTAGTATGTTAGCATCTTTGATTACTTGGTTAAATTCAACTAAAGCTAATGGTACTACTTCTGTTATGGGAGGCAATGATGGAGATTTAAAAGCTATATCAACTCTTTTAAAGGTTGGGTTTAATAATGTAAGTCCTGCAATGTATATACCTCAATTGATTCAAGAATGGGATAATAAAGTTGAATTAGGTATTAAAGAAAAAGACGGTTTTAGGATACCACATTCTCACATATCCATAACTAATGGATCTGGTGGTACAGATAACTCTTCTGAGAAAGGTGCAGGTTTGTCTCCTGTAGGATTTATTCTAGATGAAGCTTTACATGAAGATTCATTGATCTATTATGATGGATTTGAAAAACCAATTAAAGATGTAAAAGTAGGAGACCAAATCTATGGAGATGATGGAAAACTAACAAAGATATTAGACAAGATAAATCCAGGAGTAGTTGATACATATAGTATTACCTTATCAGATGGTAGATCAGTAATAGCTTCTGATAATCATATTTGGAAAGTATACAATACTTCTAAATCTTGTTGGCAGGAATTAACTACAGAGGAAATACGAAAAAAGTACTACTATGAAAAAATAGATAAAAGATATAATAAAGTATCAAAATCTCTTATTTACTCTTTACCTATTAATGAACCAATATCCTATAGTAAAAAGGATTTAAAGATAGATCCTTATTGGTTAGGACTTTATTTAGGAGATGGTTTTATAGGCACAAGTTCTATTTGTAGTATTGACAAAGAGATATTAGACTATTGTGAATCTTATGCTGAATCTCTAGGAATGAAGTGTAGTAGAATTCATCCAAATTCCACACCTAATCCTGATTTTTATATAAGTAGGATTGTTACAAATATTGGACAAAGAGGTTATAACTTGAATCCTTTAATTGATAGACTAAGAGAATACAAATTAGATATCTTGAAGAACATACCAAACGATTATCTATACTCTTCTATAGAGGATAGATTAAGCTTACTACAAGGATTGATGGATACTGATGGGAGTGTGTCAAAGAATGGGCATATTGAGTTCTCAACATCTATTCCTGAATTAGCAAAATCATTTGAAATACTGTGTAGAGGGTTAGGTATTAGTTTAAAACATTCTATAAAGAAAACATCTTATACTAAGAATGGAAAGAAAGTAGTATGCAAAGATGCTTATAGATTTAGATTATATACAGACCTTCCTATTTTTAGATTGAATAGAAAATTAGCTAACTATAACCTAGTAGAGGGAAATAACAACTCTAAAAAGAAACTAGCTTATAAGACAAGAATAACTATTTCAGATATTAAGTATGTTGGAAAAAATCAAGTCTATTGTATTAAGGTAGATAACCAAAGTAATCTTTTTCTTACTGAGAATTATATAGTTACACATAACTGCGGAAAATGGGGATTTAAGAAAGTACTACAATCTGCACTCCCTTCATTTAAGACTCAATATGGTATGAAGCTTGTACCTATTTTAAGTGGTACTTCTGGTAATCAGGATCTTAGTAAAGATGCAAAGGATGTATTATCAAATCCTGAAGCTTACGATATGCTTCCTATGAATTGGGATACATTAGATAGGAAAGTTGATCCTGAGTTTATAACTTGGGAGAGAAGTAAGAAAGAGAGTTTCTGTACATTTGTTCCAGGACAGATGTCTTATCGTTTACCTGTACCTAAAAAAGCTATAAATTTAGCAGAATACCTAGATATTGAAAACGGTGATTTAGAGAAGATAAAAGTAAATGCAACAGATTGGGAGAAAGCATCTACTTTTATAAAAGATAAAAACAATGCATTTAAAAAGGAGGAGGATAGAGAAAGAAATAGAATGTACTTTCCATTAGAAATTGCAGATGTATTTATAACAGCTTCCTCAAACCCTTTCCCAACAGCTGTTATCGATAAGCATATAAGGAAGCTTGAAGATGAAGGTATTTTAGGTAAAAGTGTTAATATTTATAAACACAACGGAGAATATAAACAAGAATTTTCTTCAAAGAAATTAGCAGAAGTTTCCCATGGTGGAGGAGAAGCAGATGCACCAATTTTATTATTTGGAGAACTTCCAGAGACTCAACCTCATAAGTACACATATGTATCAGGTCTCGATGATTATAAATTAGATCAATCTGATACAGATTCGCTTGGTGCTTTTTATGTATTGAAAAGAAGAAATTTGGAGATGAACTCTCCTTGTGAAACAATTGCAGCATCTTATGTAGCAAGACCTTTTAGACATTCTGACTTTCATAAAACAGGAGAAACGTTGATTGAAGCATTTCATGCCATCTGCATGATGGAGGCTGTCGATGTTAGTTTTAAACAGTTTTTAGATACTAAATATAAATCTGAACAATTGTTAGCACCATCAATATCTTTTTCTAACTCATCACAAAATGGAAATGCAAAGTTAAACTCAAAATTCGGTATTTATCCTACAGGAGGTAATAAGGCTTATATGTTTAATATGCTTATAGACTATTGCAAAGAGGAGCACGTAATTGGGATTGATGAAGATGGTAACGAGATAATTAAATACGGAGTAGAGTACATCCTAGATATAGCTCTTCTAAAAGAAATGCTTTCTTATAGAAAAGGGGGTAACTTCGATAGGATCACTGCATTTATGCATTCATTAGCTTATGCAAGAGAGTTGGATAAAAATAATGTAAGGCCGGCAGAAAAGAGAAAAACCACTGAATATAATAATATTTCAGGACCTAAAAAGGTAGGGTTATCTGTCTTTGGATCAAGGAGACCTAGTGCCTTTTAATGGTGAAAAATCTTATGTTTTTTAATATGAAATCTACAATTAGTAAGTTTGTACAATGATGAATACGTCTTTTTTAGATTCACTTAGTAGAACAGATTTGCTTCCTCCAATGACTGTACCTAAAAAGGTAAAGGATACGGATAAATGGAAGAAAGCTGTAATGGACTCTTTTGAGCATATTGGTTTGAAGCAAATCCATGAGAACTTAAGTTTTTTTGATAACTATAGAATGGTTGAAGGTAAGATGTCTTACCAAGAACTTTCTGAAGTAGTTCCACATTTAAAAGGATTAGAAAATTTATTAGATGGTGTAGGGATCCCAACATTTTTAAAACATTATGATATTACGAGTATTGTAGTAAACACTATTGTTGATAAGTATGTTGATTTGCAAGATAAGTTCCATGTACAAGATACAGGAGAAGTTGCAAAGAATGATTTCATAAGATATAAAGACGATCAAATCAAAAAACTTCTTAAAGAAGTAGTTGATAATTATGTAGAGACACACTTAGCAGAAAACGGATTTACTTCAGAGGGTAAGCAATTTTCTTCTGAAGAAGAACAACAACAATATCTTAGTCAATTAGAAGAGGTTAGAAATGAGTTTACAACAAAAGCAAACGAAGACTCTAAGAATAAAGGATTTAAAACAAATGGAGTTGTTTGGGGTGAAGCTACATTAGAGCAAGATGAAGAAAGATTTAATTTATTAAAGTTAAATAAACAATCTTTAAAAGATTACTTAACATCAGGAAGATGTTTTAGGGAATATAAAATATACCACGATAAATACCAACCTAATAACTGGAGTCCAAAAGTCACATTCTTCTCTAAAGAGATTGAATTAGAGGATATTCAAAAAGGAGAATATGTTGGAAGAGTTGTACCGAAAACACCAAGTGAGTGTATTTCAGAGTATGGACATAAAATTTCAGCAGAAAAACAAAAAGAGCTTTTAGGTGGAAATACAACTTGGGACAATTTTGTATCAGCAGGAGTTGTTTCAGGGACTGTAGAACAAGCAATTAATTCAAATTTCCTTCAATTAGAGACAGTACCTTTTAAAGGGTATCATGATTATAACTTCATGTTGAACTTACAAGATGAGTTAGATACACCAATGGGTATTGAAACTGTTTTTAATAAAGATGGATCATCTTCTGTAAAAGAAAGATATTTACCTAGAATGGCAGATGGAAATGTTGGTATACATAATTCATTAGCTAGATTACTAAGAGATGACTTTATACACAGAAGAGATTTGTGTCAAGTTACAGAAGTATACTTTAAGGCATATGACTTATGGGGATATCTTACATATGAAAATGAGTATGGAAGAGTTGTAACGGAAGAAGTTACTGAAGATATCCTAAAAGATTTCTTAAAAGAGAATAATATTAAACAGACTTTTAAACAAAGTATTCACGATATTATAACAAGTTTTGAGCCAGGTACATTGAAATGGCAATATAAACCGGTTACATACTATGGAGTAAAAATACAAAGTGGTAATTTAACTGAGCCAATATATATTGATGTAACTCCAATGGAGCATCAAATTAAAGGAGATTCGGAATATGATGTGTTATTGCCTGTTGCAGGTAAAGTTGGTGCATCTACTGTTGGTAAGTTTTTACCATTCCAAGCAAAGTATAATCTTTGTATGAATCAGATTGGTGCATTAATTGAAAAGGAGTTGGGTATGGTACTATTAATGAGTACTGATTTAATTCCTTCTGAGTATGAAGGATGGGGAGATGCAGAAAGTGCATTAATGGCTATGAGAAATACAGCAAAATCTGTAGGACTTATGCCGGTTAATTTCTCGCTCGATTCTCAGAAGACAATGAATAATGCCAATCCAATACAAGCAATTAATATCTCACATGCACAAGAGATTGCAAGTAGAGTTCAATTAGCAGATTTCTTTCAAAAGAAAGCTTATGAACTGATTGGAATAAATCCAATATTAAATCAACCGACAAAGTATGAAACTGCTGAGGGAGTTAGATTAAGTAATGAATCAAATGTAGCTCAAATATCAGGAGTACATGAGGAGTTCTCAAATTTCCATAAAGGAGCTTTAGAGCTACATTTATCTGTAGCACAATATTGTCAGTCTAATAAAAAAGATTTATCTCTTTACTATACAAAGTCTGATGGATCAATTCAATTTTTAAAAATGACAGATCCTGAGTTTCCTTTACGAAGACTTGGAATGATTGTTACTTCAGATAGTAAGAAGAGAAAAAATCTTGAAACATTTAAGAACTTACTTATTTCTAATAATACAACAGGATCAGATACATTAGAATTAGCAAGATTAATAGGCTCAGATTCTTGGTCTGAAGTTGTAGAAATTGCTAATATGGAAAGAAAAGCAAGACAAAAAGAACAACAACAAGCACAAGATTCACAATCACAACAAGCTGCACAACAGCAACAAATGATTGATCAAAATAATCAAAAAGAGTGGGAAAGACAAGAAATGTCTAAACAAAAAGATAGAGAATCTAGATTAGAGCAAGAAAAGATACAAGCAATGGGTAGAGCTGCTGATATGAAAACAGATCCAAATAGTATGGAATATATCAGTGAACAAGCTAATCAATCTATAAAAAACTTAGAATTAAATCATAGAATGGAAAGTGATGCTAATAATTTTAAGTTAAGAGAACAGCAAATGAATGATGCTAGAGAGTTGAAACTTAAAGACTTAGAATTAAAAGCTAGAGCATTAGAAGAGAAATCTAAAACTCGCCAAAGTGGTGAGTATATAGCAGCAATTAATAAAAATTAGAATATTGTATATTTTCTTATAATTATGAAAATAGTTGTATGAATTGAATATCAATTTGTTAAAATAAAAACCAAAAAATAAATTTGTATGCAAAATGAAGGAAGTGCAGGTGTAGTATCTCTACAAGATTTACTTGAGAACAATGCACCAATTACAAAAACAGAGTCAGCTGAAGAAGTAACAAAGGTTATTTCAGACAGTTTAAAAAATGAGGAACCTTTATTACCAGGTTTTGATTTTGGAGAAGTTGACAAATCAGAGAACATTAGTTCTACAACTGAAGAGAAACCAACTTTAAATGAAGAAAAATCTGAAAATGATCCAATTTTAGACTTTGAAACGAAAATTGAAAATACTGAAATTGAACCTGAAAGCTCTAAAATCTACCGTAACACTTTAAAAAGTTTATGGGGTGATGAGATCGGATCAATCGTACAAGAGATTGATGGAGTAGAGCAAGAGGTTTCAATTGATGATATTGAATTTGATGAAGAAACTTTTAAGTCAATATTTCAATCAAAAATTGATGAGATTCAAGAAGCAGCAAACAAGAATAAAATTTCTATTGATGATGTTTCTGAATTTACAAAGAATTTAATTGAAGTTGAAAACAACGGAGGATCTTTAAAAGATTTACTTGATATTAAACAAAAATTCGCAGATCCTTTAGAAGGACTAGATTTAGAAAATGTTGAGGACCAAAAGACTGTTATCTTTTTGAGAAATCAAGCTGCAGGACAATCTGATGCTGATATCAATAGATTAATAAAATCTTATGAGTCTGAAGGTATTTTAGCAGAGATGGCTGAAGAAGCTGATGCATCGTTGAGAACAGCTATTGATGCAAAGGTTAAGGCTGAAGTTTTAAAGTCAGAACAAGACAAGAAAGAACGAGAAGAGTTATTTAAGAAGTATAAAACTGATATTAAAACTACTCTAGGAAATGTTTTTGAATTGAATGACAAAGCTAAGTCTAAGTTGGTTGATTTCGCAACTAAAGCTAATAAGGAAGGTAAGTATGAGATGGATATTGTTTACAATGAAATGAGACTTAATCCTGAAAAAGCTGCTGAATTAATGTTGTTTATGACTGATAAAGATGAGTTTATTAAACAAGTAACAAAGAAAGCAGTTGTAGAAAAGCAACTTGAAGGGGCAAGAAAGTTAAAGATTATCAGAAGAACTGATTCTGCATCTAGTCTTTCTGCACCAGTTAATACAAATAAAGCTGTAAGGCTTGAAGATTTAAAATAGTAACTAATAAATTAATATAAATAAATATGTCTCAAAACAGATTCGATTTACATGAGTCTATCAACGGTGATTACGTTGTTGGATTTACAAACGTGAAAGAATTAAAGACTTTAGGTTGGATGGACTCTGCAAAGGTTTCTACATACTTAATGGATGAAAAAGATTCTCACAAAAAACATTTAGGTTTGATTAACTTATTTGCAACATCTCACAAAAAATCTATGCCATTCTTGAAAGATTTATTCTCTCAAGCAGCAGTTTTAGAGGTAGCAGAAGGACAATCAATCACTTATGATTTACCAGTTGACCGTTCAGAGGTTAAATGTTACACTGCAGAAGATACTTCAGCTGAGTACGATTTCCCAGGTATTGATAATGGTATTTTTGTATTAGTATTAAACCAAGAGTTTACAAAAGGTGATATCTTAACTTACGATCCTGTTTATGGAGAACAAGTTATGGTTTCTGCAGAACATGATGTAGAGCAAGTTGGAGAAAACTTCAAGCACTACGTTACAATGCAAACTAATGATAAATCTAAATATTTCCCTAAAGAATATTTAAGAGCTGGTAGAGAGTGGATTAAATTGACTAACAAACTTGCTGAGTTTGACACTGCATTCTCAACTTTATCTTTAATTAAAGATCCTGCTGGAACAATTACTAATGAGTTCTTATTATCAGATCCAAGAGGTATTGAGACTTTCGTTACTGGTAAAGCTGCTAGAATGAAATCTCCAGGACTTACAGGATTCGCTAATGGTGTATCTGATAAAATCAATGCTCAATTAGAAGCAATGGGTGGTAAAAACGGTATGTTCGTAGCTAAGAAAAATGCTAACGGTACTTTAAACCCAATGATGATTGGTTCTACATTAGAATACTTAGCATTGATGGAATTATCTCAAATGGAGGCAAACGAGCTTTTATTCGCTAAAGCTGCTACAGTTAATACTGCTAATGGAGTTAAGCGTGTAAATGAAGGTGTATGGCACCAAATCCGTAGAGGTAAATTGATTAAATATGCAAGACAAGGTGGTATCACTTTAGATCATATTTATGAAGCAGTTTCTTACATCTACCAAAACTCTGACATTCCAGTAGGACAACGTTCTGTTAAATTTAAAGCAGGTTGGTTAGCTTACCAAAATATGTTACAATTATTCCGTGAACACGCTATTAGCCAATTGAATGGTTTACCAGCAGGTTTAATCGGTACAGACGGACAATTACCATCAAAAGTATTCTCAGGAGCATTAAATAACTTATCTTTAGCTGCAGTAGCAATTACAGAAGTACAATTCCCAGGAGTTGGAAAAGTTACAGTTGAGCACGATGATTCTTTAGATTATATGCCAAGTACAGATAGATTCTCTTCAGGATTCTATTCAGAAGGTTTTGCACACACATCTAATTCTTTAGTTATTTGGGATGTTACTAGTCCAGAATACTCTAATGTAACTAGTAAAGTACAAAATGCTAAATTGGTTGAAGGTGGTTCACAACAAGCTAATATCTACTATGTTAAACCTGAAGGTCAACCTCACGTAACATACGGATACGAGCAAGGACGTACAGCTAATAAAGATCAATTTGAAAATGTTGCTTCTTCTATCAAACAAATGGGTAGAACATTCTGGGCAACTTCTCAATCTTCTGCTTTAGTATTAGATACTACAAGATACGTAACTATTGAGTTACAAGAAAAAGGAAGAGGTTAAAATATCAAACCTAACCATGAAACTAAAAGGGGAGTGAAATATCTCCCCAAATAGTTTTAGAAAATCTTATATTTTTGTAAAGGATGCTTCTTGTAAGTAAATTTGAACAAAAATAAACCAAGAATGTCAACAAGAAAAACATTATTTGTCATTGACGGATTTGAAGTTAAGGAAAACTCAACTTACGTCATAAAAGACAAAAAGGATATGGATGCACCAACGGGGTACATCAAAGCAGGAGTTACAAAACTTCCTTCAAGAGGAGTATCTGAATCATTTCAAGTAAGCTTTGTAAGTAGAGATGGTGGAAGAACAGGAACTTGGGATACAGGTTTCTATGAATACTCGCCATGTTATAGAGATACAGACTCAGCAGAGATTAAGACTCTAGTAACAGGTTTAAAGAAAAATCTATTATTACCTTATCGACATGCAATAGGAGATGATCTGGCTTTTGAGTTAAATAATAATGCGTTCTTTGATAAAACTAATTTTAAAGTTTACTCTAAGAAAACATATAACACAACTGATCCTATTGACAGAATGGAACTTTACTTTGGATTATTAACAAAGCAAGTTACTCCAAAAGGACAAGAAGGGAATACAAGATACAATGATTCTTCTTATGTAGTTATTGATATTAGTAAAGATATCAAAATTAAAGATGAGAGAGCATTAGCTAAGTTTGCTGCAATCGGTGCTTTTACAGCATTGCTGAAAACAGATAAAACAAGACTTGTATCAATCCTACATTACACAGGAATGAATTTCTCATCCTCTATTGAGGATTCAGTTTTAATAGGAATGTTTAACGACTATTTAACTGGAGAGAATGACGATAAAACAGCTGCCTTCAATAAATTAGTTGAAGAGTCTGAAACAAAAGTTGGATTGGAAAAAATCACAATTTATCAGGCTATTAGAGATGCTTATAAAAAAGGTGGTAAAGTAACAAAAATTAGTGGTCTTTATTTTTATGAAGATAAAGAGATTGGACCAGATCTAAAAAATTCAGCAGAGAATATTGCTAAGAATAGTTCATTAGCATCTGTAAAAAGAGATATATTATTAGCAGACGATGAAGATTAAAGAAGTATACGTATCATTTCTAGATACAGTGAATAGGAACATGACTAATAATAATGTCAATGTAGATTTACCTAGATTTATTACACTTCTTAATACAACATTAACAAGATATGTATCTTGGATATTAGAGAAAAGGAATGAAGATGTAATTCGTTACATCTCTCCTCTTCTTATCTTAGAGAAAGAATTGGCAGAATCTGAACAGAAGCCAAATTTTACAACCTTTCATCTTCCTAAAGATTATTTTGATTTTGCAAATCTTCATATTTATGCTTCAAAAGGAAAGTGTAAATTACAAAAATTAAAAAAACCTTTTGAAGTAAAAAGCGAAAATATAGAGGAACTTTTAGGAGACTCTAGTAATTCTCCTTCTTTTGAATATAGAGAGACTTTTTATTTAACTACTGAAAATAAAGTAGCAGTTTATAAATCAGATTTTAAAATTGATAAAGTAGATTTAAGTTACTACAGATATCCAAAGAAACTAGATATAGAGGGTTACATAAAACTTGATGATACACCTTCAGTAGATATAGATCCTGAATTGGATGATAAAGTCATGAACAAGGTCATTATTGCAATGGCAAAACAATTTTCAGCAACAAATGGGGATACAACAGGGTACGAAATTCAAAGTAATGCACTTTTCTCCGAAATATAATCAATAAATAAATAAATAAATTTTTAACAATGGGATTAAACAAACCGTTTAACAGAGACTTCTTCTTAATCAATGGAGCAGTTAAGACATCTGGTGGATCTTTGCACCTTGCAAAAGGGCAATTAGCAGCAGTTGATCAAACTAAAGCTACAGCTGATGGATTGAAGGTTATTTCATCTTTCGCAGGAAAAGCAAAAGATAAAAAAGATTTTACAATTAGATTAGGTATCGATGGAAAAACTCCAGGACGTTCTTACTCTGATAAAGACAAATCTACAGTTCCTTTTTCTTTAGATTCAATTCGTGGATTAGCAGTTTCAGTTCCTAAAACAACAGAGCACATCGTTGATGAAGTTGTTATTGGATATGATGGTACACCAGGTTCTGAGTTCAAATGGAAAACAGGAGATTCTTACTTTAGATTAGCATTGAAACTTTCAGGAGGTGCAATTGAGTACAGAGGTGGAAAAGGTGCTGAAGAGTTCGTAGGTATTAACATTGAGATCCCTTCATGTGATCCTTTCAATACTTGTGATACTTGTGATAACTGTGATGCAGTTGATTGTAAAGTAATCGTAACTGAGGCAGTAGAAAGAATCCGTAGAAAACAAGTAACAGGAGGAAAAACAGTTGCAGACTTTATTGATGTAACACCTGTATTTGAATGTGCAAATGATATTGCAGCTAACTTAATCCCTTTCAATTTCTATACAATAGAATTATGTGATACAGGTGATGATGTTGCTAAAGCTTTAGTTGCAGCTCAATACAATTTCCCTGTAAAAAGAATCTTACGTAAAGGATCTATCTCTACTTACCAAGTATTAGCTGCTAGTGCCCCTGCTTCTTTTACATCAACAGTTGCTTCTTTTATTAAAGGATGTGATACTTGTCCTGCTGGATACACTGCAGTAACAGGTGGTTATGTTTACGCATTCACTATTGAAGATGATGGTGTTGACAAAACTGCTTTAATTACAGCAATGGCAAACTACTCAGCAGGTACAGTTATTAAATCTGGAAATGATGCAGGTGTAGGATTCTATACAGCAGTATTTACAGCTAAAATTTCTGATGCGCAGATTGCAACTTTATTAGGTGGTGCAGTTCCAAGTAATACAATTACAGTAGACTTAGTTGGTAAAATTGCAGACTTATGTGATTCAAATGCTTCTCCTGTTTCTACAGCTTGGACTTTAGGTGATACAGTTAATGCAGTTTCTGAAGCATACGACTTATGGTTAGCTGATGGAGAATGTGGAAATGATAGATTAGTAGAGTTACAAGGTGCGTATTCTAATTTAACTATTGCTTTAGCTCAATATAGAGCATTGACTTTGACAGGTACTTCTGGAACAGCTAACATTAATATTGGTGGTACTGATTACTTAGCAACTTTTGCTACTAGTTTAACTCAAACTGCTGCTAACTTTGTTACTGCACATGGAGCTACTATTTTAGCTGACGAAGGTGTTAAAGTTACAGCTGCTTTAGGGGTTTTAACTTTTGAAAACATCGGTGTTGCTTTACCAGCTATTACAATTGCAAATGATACAACTGATTTAGATGGTACATTAGCTGCAGCAGTTACTTACACAGCAGGTTGTCAAACTAAATATACTACTTCAGTTATCTCTAACTTAGTTGGTGAAGAGTGTGATGTTATCTACAAAGATGCTTATATCACTTCAGCTCCTGAGTCTTATGAAAATATTGACTGGACTGTATCAGCAAGTGAGGCTTCTGTTTCTCCAAGTGGAAACTGTAAATGTGGTATTAAATTTAAATCAAGAGTATTCGTTTTAGATGCTGAAGAGGCATTGTACGAAGAAGTTGGTTTCTTAGAAACATCTACAAAAATTCAAGTTGCTGCAGGATTCCCTGAAGAAATTCGTGAGGGTATCGGTAGTATTCCTGAAGGTGGGTACCAAGGTAAATACTTATCTCGTCAACAACATAGAACACACTTAGCAGGTAATTTACGTAAAAAAGAGCAAGAAGCTAACGCTTACTTCAGAGGAGAATCTCCAAGATCTTACTTAGGTAAATTGTTAAGAGGTGAGTCTACAAACTTACCAGATAGCACTGCTCAATATGTTCAATACACATTGAAAGTTAGTAACTTTAATCATACACAAGGATTCGCAGGAAGAATTAATGATGATATCGATTACAACTTCTTTGTAGAGATTGGTAGACATAATGCAATCGAAGACTTATTAAATAATTTGGCAGCTAACGCAGGAGTTTCTCCAGTACAAGCTTTCCCTATCTAATAGGTGAACTTAATAAAAAGAAAGAGAGGTAACCGCCTCTCTTTTTTGTTTTAGGAAAGTTTATAATTTTGTGACACACTTAATTTTACATTAAATTTGTTTTTCCTAAAACCTCAAATCATAATAAAGAAGACATTATGCCAATAAATGGAATTTTAGTAAATACTTTGAAGAAGGCTAAAACTTAATTAATTTCACAATATAAAAAAAGATTATGCCAATAAATGGACTCTCATTAAATACTCTTAAAAAGGATAGAAGTTTATCAGGAGATGAACGTATACCTTTATATACAACTACAAAATCAAAGCCTGCAGCTTTTACTACTGTAGATGATATATTAGCTAAATTACCACCACCTGCACCTTCAGGTGTCACAAGTATAGACGGACAAACAGGTGATTTACCTTTAGCTACAATAAACGGTGTATCTTTGTTGCAAAATACAGACATCGTATTAGGTGCTACAGTTACTTACGCAAACGTGTTTTTTGTAGATCCTACAAATGGAAGTGATTCAACAGGTTTGGTAAACAGGTTTGATAAACCATATCTTACTTATAACGCCGCATCAACAGCAGCTCTTGCACTCTCTCCTACAGTAAGTACACCTGCGTTAGTTGTTCTTAGAAAAGGTATTTATACAGCTAACTTGTTGTTGAAACCTTATGTATACGTAGATTGCGAAGAAGGTGTTGTATTTACAGCAAATGGTTTTTACGATGATATCAATACAGTATACAGTAGAGTTTACGGTAAAGCGTGTTTCTACGTAAATGCTATGCCTCTTACACAACTTTTTGGTAGTGATATATACATGGAGTTTGATGAATGTATTCAAGAAGCGACATTATTTAAAGCTGCTATTAACAGTAGTGCAAATGGTTATGTTCAAAAAACATTAGTTGTTTGTAACAAGATAGAATCTAATTGTAAAAACGGTTATGCTGTTACAGCAAGATATGCAGCTGATTTCACACTTCACGTTAAGCAATGGATCAAAGGTCCAGGTAGTTTATTAAATCCTAAATACTTAACAGGTTCTATGAGAGTTTATTGTCCAAAAACAATATCTGACAATAGAACAACAACGTTAGCAACAGGGTTTAAATCTTGTATTTGGAATCAAGGTTCTTCAGCAACATGTATTATTGAGATATATGGTGATTTGTACAACACATCAAATAACTTTACCTATTCTCCGGGTACTAACCCTCATCAATCTTGTGCAAGTTCTATACAATGTACAGGAGGAATAACAAGAATTTTTGGTAACATTTATGCAGGTGATACACTTGGAATTTACACAGTAAATGCTGCAGGAAATGACTCAATGAATTATGACATAAAAGGAAACATTAGCTCTAAATCAGTACCAGTACTTTTAATTGGTAACACTAATAAAGTAAAAGTAGAAGGAGAAGTTAATAAACTATTAAATGATGCTATTGCAATGCCGTGTATATATGCTAATAATAGTTGTGAAGTTTATGTGAAAAATACTGCTTTAGCAAATTATAATACTGTAGCTTCTAGCATTTTAGCATTAGATTCAACTGCAAAAGCATATCTTTACAACTGTACAGCATTTGCTACTGCGGCAGGAGATAAATTCTTAAATGACACAAGCGTTGGTTCTTTTGGATGCAACAACGTAAAAGGAAATGTAGCAATTGGTGGAGCATTAGGAACAGCATTGTTCACACCACAAGATTATATACAAGTAACAGGATTAGTATTACCAAATTTTTAAAAATATGAACTTAATTAGATTAACATACCGAGTAAAATCTTTAGCAGGTGACTTCGATACATCTGTTGAATGTGATTTTTTAAATGACAACACAAGCTTTATGGAAGTGACAGATCTTGTAAAAAAAGATTTAACTATTTACAACAAGTTTATTGATGGAGTCGCTGCAGCTTACATGACTGATTACATTGATGGATCGGTAAACGAAGATGCGTTATCAGTAGCAACAATCAGAGTAAATGATTGGAAACTTGCAGGTGGATACGATGCCTTAACAACTGCTGAGAAAACAATGTATAACAATTTTTATGCACTTATTGAGAATCATATTCAATAATTAGTATATAAGTTAATATCTATGTAAATTAAAGAGAGGTAACTACCTCTCTTTTTTGTTTTAAGAAAGTCTATGATTTTGTTGTCTACTCAATTTTAGAGTAAATTTGAAACTCTAAAACCTCAGAACTAAAACAATTTTTATGAAATATACAAAATTAGATCCTAATGCATTTCATACAATGCAATCGTTAAATAAACAATTATGTTTAGTTAAAGAGTTACTTTTAGAAGAATCTTCAAAGATGTCTAGAATTCAAGCTTCTTCAAATTATAATAGAACCTTAACATACGATCCTGTTGGAACAGAGAATGTAATTAGCATTCTTCATTCAGGAACAACACCAAATGGTGTTGAAACTATTACAGAAGTTTTTACATACGTAAACTCTGCAATAAATGGTTCAAACGTGATTAACATAGCTTATTCTTAATAGATTATGCCATATAAAATTAATCCTATAACAGGTAAACATGACTATTATCAATTACCTGCTATAACACCTTCAGAGATTGTAAATTTTGATCAATTAACTCCAACAACACCTGGAGTAGTGTTTAGCCCAAATACTCCAATAACAGAGGATGTATTATATGTATCAACTGTTAATGCTAGTACTTGGATTTATGATGGTATTTCTTATGTATCATATACACCTGTAGCAGCATCTTCAACACCTTTCTATTTAACAGGTACAACTATTGATGCAGGAGGTAATAAGACGGCATCGATACAGCATTTAGGACAAATAAGAGCTACATCATTTACAGGTAGTGGTGGTAATATAACAAGTTTAAATGCTACCAATCTTGCAACAGGTGTAGTAAATGTGAACCGTCTAGGGTTATCGGGGACAAGAGATAATACAACTTTTCTAAGAGGAGATAATACTTGGGCAACAATTACGTTAGGAGGAAAGGTAGGTATTCCAAACCAAACAACTGGAATATTCACTTATTATACAACATTAGAATTAGCTAGAGATGCTGCAGTATCAGGTGATACTATATTTGTATTCCCAGGGGCATACACTGTAACAACAACAGACACAAACGGTTTAGCAAAATCAGGTGTAAATTGGTTCTTTTATCCAGGAGCAGTTGTAACAAAGGTGACTAACGGATGGATGTTTAGTTTGTCGGGATTAGCTAGTACTTGTAATGTTTATGGTAAAGGTACTTTCTACAAAACAGGTGGTACTTTAGGTGTCCATTGGGCAGGTGATGATAGCACAAGTATATCCCTAGATTTTACTTTTGAAGCAGATTTTGTACAACAGACAGTTGTAGCAGCTACTTTCTCAATATATAATAATGCATTTGCCGTATATAATGTAAGACATGCTATTGCATCAGGAAGTCACTTATTATATATTGCTTACCAAAGTAATGTATTAGTAAATACACATACATTCAGATGTACTGCAGGATCAGCTATAAGATTCAATAGTGGTAGCACATATATTACAGTAAATGCTAGCTTATTACAGTCTACTACTGTTGATGCTGTAGGTGCTATGTATCAAATTATAAATGGCACATTTAACGTAGGTAGAGCTGTTGGTTCTGTTTATGGTTATGGAACTAATGGAGGTGCAGTAGATATTACTGTTACTGGCTATGCTAACGGTATAGCTATGACTAGTGGGGGTAATTTTAATCATAATGGTACTACAGCCTATTTATACAATACAAGTGGTAATTTCAAAGGAGGTACTGTTGGTTACGCTACTATAAATGGAGGTACTGTATCTTATAAAGCAGATAGTGGAACAAATGCTAATCATACTATTACAGGAGGTTTTGCAAATATAGAATTACCATACCACGGTTACTCATTCGCCTTAAATGCTACGGGGGGTAAAACAATACTTTGGGGTAATGGTTCTAATGTATTCACTCTTGGAGCAAGAATTATTGCAGGAGGAACTGTAGTAGTAAATGGTGAATTTGAATACGGAGGTTCTGACTACTTAGGAAATAAAGATGCATTTACATTAAATTCAGGTAAGTTAGTAATCAACGGAAGAATTAAAAATCTTCTTACAGCTCAATCTACAGGTACTTGTGTAACTTACAACGGTGGTACGTTAGTATGTAACGGTGCAGTATTACTTACATCTAATGTAGACGTTCCACCTATTATTGTTGGCGGTTCAAATAGAGATATTAAAGTACTTACAGGTGGTTTATCTACTAACCGTATTACAGGATTATTATCTGCTAAGAAGCAGAAACATAAACAAACTGTTCAAGCAATATCTACTACATCTATACAATTAAATGATGGTGTAGGTGGTTGGGAAGTATTTACAGTTTCTGATACAGTAACTTACAACACTCAAGCTAAGATTGCACAACAAATGGCTGTACTTATCAATGCCTCAGGTACTTTAGATATTACAGCTTCACAAGATACTCCAGGAACAGATGCTTACTTTTATGTAGAATCTGATGTAGCAGGAACACCTTTTACAACTCAAACGGTAGTTAATGTTGTAACAGCTGTAATAAGAGAGAACAGTTATGGATTAACTAACACTACAGGTGGAGTAATTATTGAGGATGCTGACGTAGAATAAAAATAATTGATCATGGAATTACAAAACATAACAGTGGACTTCGTTAAAAATGAAGTATATACAATGTTCAACGAAGAGCATTATCAAGTAGATGTACTAGACAGTATTCTACCTGTAAAAGTATTATTTGAGAATACTTATAACATTGCTTTTGAGAAAGTTGTTATTCAACTTACAGAGGATCAGCATCTTTGTGAGCCACGTATTTTATGTCAAAACCCAGGTGACGATCATCCTCCTGTAAATTTAGCAGATTTAAGAGTAGAACATCCTGATTTAATGTTAGCTTTGCACAACATTAGATTGGAGATTGAAACAAAAGTACAAGAACAAATTGATGCTAAAATTGTAGCGTAATGGCAATTAGATCAGTAAAAATAACAGGTGGTAATGGTTTTCCTATTTCGTATGAGGTAGACTCAGATGCTGATCATGGTAGTTTACCCACAAGTGTTTACTTTAAACAACAAGTAGGACAAGATCTTACAGTGCGTTATAAAGATGCTTCTAGTAACATACTTGATGCGTTTACTACTGCAGGTGGAGGAAGTGGTGACATGACTAAAGCAGTTTATGATACTGATGACGATGGTATAGTAGATTCTGCTGAAAAGTTACCTATTGAGGTAATAAATAAAACAGGAGCTACTCTTACTAAAGGTACTATTGTTTATATCAAAGCAACATCTTCTAGCACAAACTATCCAGAAGTATTAAAAGCAAACGCTAATTCAGAAGCAACATCTAGTAAAACTATTGGAGCTGTTTATGAAGATATCTTAAATGATGCTATAGGTTATATTATTATAGCAGGTCAAGTACATAACCTAGATACCTCTATGTATAACGTAGGAGATAAATTATGGTTAGCGACTACTGATGGTTTAGCTACTACAACAATACCTGTAGAACCTAATCACACTGTATTTATAGGTCATGTAACAAGAAGTCAGGCGGTAAACGGACGTATTCTTTACGCAATACAAAATGGTTACGAACTTGATGAATTACATGGTGTTGAAGTACCTACGCCTGCAAATAATGATTTCTTATATTATGATGGTGCAGGTGGTCTTTGGAAAAACAAAGCCATCACAGGTGCAGATGTTACACAAAGTTCTACCTACAGATTTGTTACTGATGTAGAAAAATCTACTTGGAATGCAAAAGAACCTGCTATATCTAGCGGTACTACTCTACAATATTGGAGAGGTGATAAAACTTGGCAAACTTTAGATAAGTCTGCTGTGGGGCTATCAAATGTCGACAATACTGCGGATATTGATAAAGTAGTTAGTACAGCTACTACAACAGCTATAAACACTGCTACTTCTAACACTTCTATTCTTTCTAAGATCCTTACAGGGTTAAATATTACAGGTGGAGCTATCACTTCTACCAATACTATTTTAGAAGCATTTGGTCAGGTACAAAATCAAATAAACACCTTATTTGGTCAAGATATTGTTACTGTAGCTAACTATTCTGCTTTACCTGATCCAACAACGGTAAATGGTAAGTTCTATTGGTGTCAAGCTAGTCAAGGTACATCTTGGTTACCTGGAAGCTTAGGTGGTACTTTTTATAACTCAGGATTGTATCATTCAAATGGTACTACTTGGGAATACATGGAGTATGCTTACCAAGCTACACAAGCAGAAGTTAACGCAGGATTAGTAACTGATAAGTTTGTATCTCCTGCAACATTGCAAGCTTCTACACAATGGGGTTCTAGTATAACAGGTGTTGCAGTATTGAACTTTGGTAACGAAGAAGATGTTGCGATAGTAACAGTAAGCAATGCAAATATTACAGCAAGTAATATAAAGTTAGTAACTTTTATACCACAGGAAACAACAGAAACAAGTTTGGACGATTTCAAGTTAAACGGAGTAACTTGTAACGTAGAAAATATTATAAGCAATACATCTTTTGATGTGAGGGGCACAGCCTTAAACGGTGCAAGTGGGAATTATTCAGTAAATTATTATATAACAATTTCATAAGATGAGTACAGTAATACAAGGCGGTTCTAGTACTGCAGGAAAAGCAAATGTAAACGCAGATTTTGAATTACAGGTAGCTACTACAACAGTAGAAGAGAAAGCAGGATTTATGTCAATGACTGCTGAAAATGATGCAGGAGATGTAACAGGAACTAGATATACTTTAACTCCTGAAGTAACAGGCGATTATAGATTAAGAACAGGTGTAGATCAAATGCTTTTTAATGAGTTATTTCCAGGTGCAGCATTAAACAGTGCTTTATGGACAGCTCCAGTTACAACTGCAACCTTAACTGTAGCAGGTGGTTTTGCTAACCTAAATGCAGCAGGTTCTTTAGCATCAGGTGCAGTGGCTAGGTTGACTACTTATAGAAATTTCCCTTGCTATAAATCATACACTACTTATTTTGAAATGGAAGTGAACTTCACAAGTTTACCTGTAGCAGGTAATGTTTGTGAATGGGGTGCGTTTATATCTACAGGTACTGCATCACCAACTGACGGTGCGTTTTTCAGAGTAAATTCAACTGGTGAATTCAGAGCTGTTATAAGTAATAACAGTACAGAGATTCAGTCAGGTACATTAGACTTCAGTGCTCTGATTGGAATAAATCACACAAGAGGTTTTTTGATATACATAATGTCAAATAAAGCTTTCTTTTGGATAGATAATATATTAGTTGCTACATTAGATGCACCTGCGGCTACAGGTACAGTAACATCTTCTCAAAACCTACCTTTATCATTTAGAAATTATAATTTCAGTGCTATATCGTCTGCACAAATTATGAAAGTGTCTATGGTTAACGTTACGTTAGCAGACATGAATACTTCTAAACCGTGGAACGCTATTATGTCAGGGGCAGGAGGTAACGCATCTCAAGGTCAAACAGGTGGTACTATGGGTTCTACAGCTCTATACACTAACTCTTTAGCTCCAACAGCAGGTGTTGCAATGACTAATACTACAGCAGCTTTAGGTTCAGGTTTAGGTGGTCAATTTTCGGCTTTACCAACACTAGCTGCAAATACAGATGGTATTGTCTGCTCTTTTCAAGTACCACTTGGAACAGCTGCACTACCAGGTAAAACTTTATACATTAGAAATATAAACGTTGATGCCGTAGTGACAACGGTTTTAGCAGGTAATGCTACTCCTGTAATTTACGCATACTCTCTTGCTTATGGTCATACAGCTGTTTCTTTAGCTACTACTGAAACTGCAACATCAAAAGCACCAAGGAGAAAAATATTAGGTCTAAATCAATTTCCTGCAGCAGCAGCATTAGGTACTCAAGCAGCTTCAATAGGTAGTAATTTTGATGTTCCTGTAGTTGTATATCCAGGGGAATTTGTACAAGTTGTAGCTAAGAATATTGGGGCTGTAACTACTACAGGTGTAATTACTTTCTTTATCGATATAGATGGATACTTTGAATAATAATTTATAACTACTGATACTACTACAACTATGAAAAATTACATTACAAATAAAGTAATCGGTGTCGACTCTGCTACAGGGTTGGACATCGAATTACGTACAAAAGAATTTAGCGTGAATGCTGAGACTAGAAATATCAATGTAAGAGTTGATAAAGTTTTAGTTTCTCCTACAGGTGTTGAGATGAAACGCCTGGAGTCTATGTATTACGATAGATTTGATAGCGAAACTAACGAGAAGTATTCTCAGTTAGAGTCCTCCTCTTTAGGTTTAGGCATCGCCCAAATACTTACAATAGATTTAGAAATGTACCCCGATCTAACACAAAATTAGAAATACTAAAAAAGATTATCTTTTTTGATAATTAAAATTAGAATATTACTTTCGTGTTTTATTAATCTGTAAAATTCCTATTTTGAAAAATTTATTATCCTCCATGAAGTCTCAAGTATATAGTTTAGTAACCTATACAGGAAACGGACCGAGTTCTAATAATAAATCTTTCTTAGGATTTGAATCAATGTCTGATTTTATTGGATCATTATTTAGATTTAAGTATTGGTCTTTGAATTCCTCAATTGCATTTGTTGGAGCTTTAACTACATTTATAACAGGGTATATGTGGGATACAGCAAGTGCAGTCTACACTTTATGGGCATTGATGGGTGCAGATTGGTTGACAGGTATCTTTAAGTCTATGAAGAAAGGAGTTTTTAATTCTTATAGGTTTTGGAGAATGCCTATATACTTTGTGGCTACATCTTTTGTATTATCAATAAGTTGGTGGATTTCTAAGAGTAGTACACTATTTTTCTTTTTACCATCTATTGTTATGGCAGGATTTTATGGGGTATATTTAACATCTCTTTTAGAAAATTGTGGAGAATTAGAATTGCTACCAAAATCTTTAGTGAGACTATTAAATAGTAAATTTGGGTTACAAGCCTTAATTAAAAAAATTACATCGGATGAAAACAGCTAATGTATTAGAAATTGATGGTGGCGGTATAAGAGGTCTTATAGCTTTAGAGCAGTTGATTGAATTTGAAAGAGTTATCAAGAAACCTATTAAAGATCATTTTGATTTAATCACAGGTACATCTACAGGTGCAATAATAGCTGTATTACTTTCTGTTGGATTTTCTACTGATGATATATTAAGTTTGTACACTGTTCACGGTGATAGAATATTTAAGAAATCTTTTTTTAGAAAAGGTTGGTTTAGACCAAAATATGACGATACATATTTCAATTCAATTCTTTTAGAATACACTAAAGGACTTACATTAAAAGATTGTAAAACTGAGATATTAATCCCATCTTATAATGTAACAAAAAAGGAAGGTAAGTTATTTAAATCTAAGAAAGCAAAAGAGGATAGTTCATATAACTACTCATTATTTGAAGTTATAAGAAGTAGTGCATCAGCACAGTCTTTTTTTGAACCAATCGATATAGATGGGGATAAATATATTGATGGAGGTATGTATGTGAATAATCCTTCTGCAATGGCATTACTTGAATGTCTAAAGGATGGCTATGAAAGAATAAATATAATATCTTTTTCAACAGGAGAGAAAGCTGCACTAATAGACAATAAAGTATTAACAGGTGGAATACTTTCTTGGGCTGAACCAACTGTAGATATTCTTTTAGCAGAGGGATCTCAACTTACAGATTACACTTTAAGAAATTTATATGTATTAATTTCAAACTTACTAGGTAGAAGGTTAGGAACGTATATTAGATGTAAGTCATTAGTTTCTTCATCAAGTGGAAAAATTGACGATGCTTCTGAAGAAAATATGAAAGCTATGATTGAAGATGGTAAATCCTCTGCAAAGATTAATAGAGATTTAATGAGAGCATTCTACTTAAATACATTGAAATGATAATGAATATAGTAAAGGAAATAGTTAACGATACATTAAAGAAAAAAACTGAAGATGGTAAGATGAGATGGAGTAGAACTTCATTAACAATGTTTACATCTTATTTATTCGCAACTACAACTGCTACAATATATTTTATTATGAAAGGATTTAATTTTGAAGTTTTTTTAGTATTTATGGGGACAGCAGTTAGTACTAAAATTTCTGATGCAATTGGAAATAGGATATCCACAAAATAACTTACTTAAT